CCTCCGGCATTTAAAAACTCCGCGTCAATATGCTTGACATACATGAAATTCTTGGACAGGAAGGCAAACAAGTTACGGTCTTCACCATGCCCCTGTCCGACCCACCGACCTAACATGAGATACGGGCCGGTGCATACATTCCTGGCTATCTTCTCGTTTTTCCATGCGCCCTTGATGTCAGCGTATGCCTTTCCCGCGGAATCCGTAACACCGAGCTTGACAAAATCGTCGCCGCCTTGCGTGATGCGCAGCACACCGCCCGGCTCATTGCCCGGCGTGTCGATGATCAGCTTGTTCGTCGTTCCCGTTGTCAGCTGGCCGCCTGTTATCTTCGTCACGCTCTTTCCGTCGGCTGATGTTGACGTGATGGAAGAGCCGGTGACGGTGGTGCCGGTGATGGAGCCGCCGTTGATGTACGCACCGTAGATTCTGGCCGCGGTCACGGTTCCTGTGAACTCGCCTCCTGACGCATACACCTTACCCCTGAACGAGGCATTGCCGCTGCCTGTGATATTTCCGTCCCTGTCAATCGAGAAAGTCTGATCCCCGCTGTTGTTTCGCACCGTGAAGTTGTCCGCCGTGGCAACTATCCTGTGACTCTTGATGTCTATCCCCGTCGCCAGCAGGTCGGGCTTTACGTTCCTCCGCCCGTCCGTGCCGTACAAAGGTGATACGTCAAAGTAAGTACCGCTGTAGAACGACACGCTGCTGCCTTCCGAGCATGTCTTAACAATCTCAAGAACGGCACGGTCCCGATATACTCCGTTGGTGGCGCTCGACTCTTTTCCGATTACGAGGATAGAACTGGATACAGCCCAGTTGGCGTGCACGGCCGTGTTATCCAAGCTCTCAGACGTGCCGAAGCCCTTTTCTGAGTCCCATGTAGACTTAGAATATGACACGCCCTTCTTGATATAGCCTAACATGTTCATTCTGATTCCGAGAGGGTTCTGCGTCTGCCACAAAATGCCATAGGTAGATGTGTCAACATAGATCTTCGACCCGCTCACGCTCGTGATACGCCACGTAGCCATGAACCACTGCTTGCTGTCTTTCGGCTGCCCGACGATGGCAAGCGTAATCCCGGCTGTTATGCTCCCGAATCTATAAAGATACTCATTATCCGTGTCAGTGTAGAAGCCTCCGCTGTCATGTTTCAGCAGATTATAAGGGTTCCATCCTTGTGCGTTTACCTGTTCGGTCGTCCATGTATCGGGCGCAATCCTTACAGCGTCGGGCACCCATGAAGGATTGGAGACTATCTGCATCATGTAAGGCCATATTCCGCTGATGTAAGCATCCGCGCAGTCAACCGAGACGTCGTATTTTGACCCGCCCCTAAGCCACGCGACCATGAATGAGAAAGGATAATACTGTTCAATCCTCGGACATATGGGCGTGTCTGACGGTGCTGTCCAAAATTGCGATATGCTCTCTATGCGCAGCTGCCCCCCTTCAAAGCTACCCCATTTATTACCTATGTCCGAGAATACCAGTCGGAAGGAGAAACCGCCCCCGTGGGTCATATAGCTCTTCCCGGTTCCGTAGGCAGCATCGAGCGGCCTGCTTATCTCCACGGTACGCCGCAAGCCCTCTTTATCATTGGCAAATATCATTACAGGGTAGAAGTTATTGCTGTCCAGCATCCTGAAATCCACCTGCGAGCTTGTGTGCGGCTTGCCCGTGTCTATGCCTCCGTTCTGCAAGTCCTGCACCTTGAGGTTGATTTTCCCCTGCCCCTGCCTGATGGTCTCTATCGTGCCGTGCATCCCGTTCACGGTGTTCTGCATGTTCGTCGTGGTATTCTGTATCGTGCCCAGCTTGGTGTTGATGTCCTGTATGGCTCCCGGATTAAGCGAGACGGGCACGATGAGCGAGGCGAGCTGCTTGCTTAGCGAACTGTCCGAGAAAAGGGCAATGTTGGCCGACCCGGGCACGGTGCCGCTGATGCTGTAATCCTGTATCATCGAGAAGCTGATGATGTTGTTGCTCGCGTTGTTGTTGAACGTTGCGGTGCCGCCATAGCTGGTGCCGCCAATGCTCAGCCGCCAGCTCTGCGGCTGCGAGCTGTATTCCTCCTTCCTGTCGCCCGTCGTCTTGTAGGCCTTCACGTTGCCCTTGACAGTCACCCTGATCGTATTGGCGTCCTTGAGCGTACCCGAAGCACTGACGCTGCCCCAAGGCTCTATCGTGTACACCGTAGCAGGAGTGCCCTCGCCGTTCCGTACCACGGTTATTGCGGAGCCGCATATCTTCCTGCTGCCTAAGTACGCATCGCACGCTATGCTCTTGCAGTCCTTGCTCAGATAGAGGTTGCCGCCGTCCACCACGGCTGCGCTGGTGTCATTCACCTCGATGGGTGAGCCCAGTACCGACCCGTCACCGGCGTGGCACGTGATGACTGCCCTCGTCACAGTGCATGGTTCCGTGCCGTTGAGGAAGTCTGCCTCGAATGTCGCCATCTCCGTCCCCTTCACCGTATCGAAGTTCAATATCTCGCAACGCACGCCGTTCAGGCGGAAGACTGTCGAGTAGGCTTCCGCCTTCGTGAATGTCGTCCGTCCCGTTCCCTTTATTGCCATAGCTCTTATGCTGTTTATTGTTGATAATTAATAGTCCACGTATCCGCTGAAACTCGTCTGTACCGAGTCAGCAAGCAGATGTCCGTATTTGATCGTCACCGTGCGGTTGCCTGCCGTTCCCTTCGCGTCCGTCGTGAACGTACGCTTCACCTCATGGTTCGTGCCGTCCACAGACCACCCCGGGAATTCCGACGCAGGCGGCGCAAAGGTAGCGTCCTTGGCATGTGCCGCCGTCTCGCGGTAGAAGGCCAGCGTCTTGCCCACGTAGTCGTCGTCGCTCCAGTCCTTGTTGCCCTGGGAGATGGCAAGACACATCCGGTTCCCCGTGCCGCCCGCTGTGATGCTCCCGCCGTCAAGCTGCACCATCTCAAGATCTATAGGATCGGTGTCGTCGATCAGCCCCTTCACATATTCGGCCGTCTTCCCCGATGTCGTGCTGTTCGGGTCCGTGTCGGTGACGATGAGTTTAAGACTGCCCACGTTCACCACGGCACGGCTGTCAACGGTGATCGTCTTCCTGTTCGCACCGAAGGTAAACAGCTTCACGCCCGTCGGCAGTCCGCAGCTTGCGTCCGTCAGCGTGCCGTTGTCGGGGATGTCCGCAAACTTTCCGGACTTAGGGCCCCATATCTGCCACTTGTAGCTCACGCCAGTCTTGTCCTCCGCGCCGCCGCGTATCATAGCGCCGTCAAAAGAAAGAGTTTGCGCTGCGCCTGCCGTTGTCTGAAAACGGTCGGTGCTCAACGGCGTGATGAGTGCCATGATCATCGTGCCCGCATTCTCCACTACCGGGATAGGCAGTGAGGCGCTGAACGTCACCTGCTGCCTGGTTGCAGGATGAGTCCATGTGTAGGAACACTCTATCAGCACCGCCGAGTTGAAGTTGTGTGCGATCTTCAAGGCGTAGCCGCCCGTAGAGTCCAGAGATACCTCCGTCGTGCCGTTGATGGCCGCTCCGTTGATCTTCCACGTGCACTTGCCCTTGATCTGATTGCCGGTGTCACCGATACCGAGAATCTTCAACGAGGGAGTGATCATGTTCGGCCTTGCCCCAAAGTCAGGTGCCCAGCTCTTCGGGTCCTTGCTGATCACCTGCGTGCCGTACGTCGGAGTGAGGGTGAACACACCGCTCACACCGTCAATAACCTTTGTAAATGTGGCTCTGCCACTTGCCTGTATTGCCATAGTGCTCTAATGATTAAAGTTTGAAATCAAGTTTTTTTGCCTCCACGGCCTCGCCCGTCGCCTTGTGAAGCGTACAGACGAAACTCGTCCATGTGCCGTTCATATCCGTGTCGCTCACGTTCAGCGTCTTCCGTCCCGTCGTGTGGTTGCCGTTCCAGTCCTTGTCGCCCTGCGTGTCAGCGCTCTCACGCGTCCACACAAACTGGCTCGCGTCCTGAGCGTCAGTAATGTCATAGTTGCCCCGCATAGCATAAGCCGCTATCGTGGCCACCTTGCCCTGACCGTCACGCCATGAATAAGTGCCGCTCGTCAGCTCCAGTACCAGCGAGATAAGCTCCGTGCCGTCCGTGCCCTTTGCCACCCATACCGTCCAATAGGGCGTGTCCGCCGACGGCTTCTTACCCTGTATGCTTTTCCCCTTCTCCACGCCCGACGCTATCCACGTCTGACCGTCAAGGCTCACGATGTCGTTGTGTCCGTAGTATTTCGTGTCGTCATACACGCCGCGGTAGCATAGTGCCGTCTGCTCGTCATCTGGCTGCGCGTAAGGGCGGAGGATATAATGGTCTGAGGACACCAGCACCTCGTCGATGCCGAACTTGTTGACGATATTTGCGTGAGGCAGGTCATAGTGGTTGATGTCTTTATACACAGCCCATCCCCCTGCCGTGATGATCGCCACGTCCTGCCGCTCCGTGTCCCACTGATGACCTATGCCCACCACGCTGTCATTTTCCTTGGGCGCTGAGTTCATGGTGTCTGATACGCCGCCGATGGTGACGATATGCACGGTGCCGCCCGCGTCCGTCAGAGTGATGTTCTTTGACGTGGAGTTCGACAGGTCTATCCAGTGGTAAGTCTTCCCGCCCTTTTCCACGGGTTCCTTGCTCATGCCGACTACAAGACGCCAGTACTTCCGGTTCTCATAGTCCGTGTATTTCCCCGGTGCCGTGATGTTGTTCGTCTGGCATCTTGCGAGCTGACCCACTGCCCATTTGTTGCTGACGCTCAGGTCGCCGTCCGTGGCAAGGAAATAACAGCGGTAGCGGTCGGGCGTCGTGCCCGTGGTGTCGGTGATGATGTTCCCGTCAGCGTCCAATGGTTCCACGATAGACATCCGGTTGCCGCAGGGGCTCAGCACCACCGTGCCCCCGATGAAGCTCATCTCGTGCACTTCGAGCTGTGCCACTATCATCTTCATCCTCACGATGAGGTTGTCAAGCTCCATGGTGTATTTGCCGGACGTGTTCTTGGTAACGCCATAGCCCGTGCCGTCAAAGCCCTGACCCGTACCCTTGCTATAGTCCGGGCTCTGCAAGTATTCAGCCACCAATCTGGCCAGAGTGGCCACGCCTTCCTTGTCAATGCCGTAAGCCGTCCCCTCCAGATTCTTTCCCGTGCCCACCGTGAGACCACCGTCGAGCGCGCTGATGCCTTTCACCTCAGCTGCGCCCATGGTGAGCTTGTGATCCGTTCCGTCGTCCTGATCCTTCCTCAGATAACGCCCGTCAAGATTGGCCTGGGCATCGTCGTCCAGTCCTGCCGCTTTCGTTGCGTGGTCGGCCTCCTTCGCCTTGTCAGCCTCAGCGGCATGATCTGCCTCTGTCGCGCGGTCAGCCTCAGCGGCATGATCTGCCTCAGCAGCGTGCTCAGCTTCTTTCGCCTTGTCTGCGCTCTTCGCTGTTTCCGATGACTTCGTATCGGCCGCAGCGCTGTTATACACTATACCGCCCGAAGTCTTGCTCCCGTTCCTCGGTTTCTTAACGATGTCTACGTCTATCATGGTTTTTTCCTTCTATTGTTTCCCTCCCGTGCCACTTTTGGCACCGGCTATTTCTCCATCAGCCTCATCGTACATGTCCCGTCCTTCAGGTTCGCACCCATGCTCTCCACATACAGCGATCCCAGCGCCGGATGAGTATAATCTCCGAACGGCTTGGCATACGCTTCCTCCACATTGGCCGTAAGCGCCACACGCGGCACATGCAGCGCTTGGTAGTAAGCGTTCACATACAGTTTCTCCGCCTTCCCGTCCTCTCCGCTGTTCTCGTCGTGTATACTCAGCACCATGTCACCGCCTTGCGTCTTCGTCACGCTCGCCACACATGCTGACGTCTTCAAGTGGTGTTTCTGGCACTCGCTGCTCGTGAATCCAGAGTGCACCTTCATCTCCAGATCGTCTTTTTTGTTATAGAAGCTCTCGTCTGTCCGGCTCATGTAGATGATATCACTGTCTCCGTTGTCGCTTTGGTCACTGTCCGAGCATATCGTCATCTTCAGATTCTTCAGCAATATGTTGCTCACGTGTGCCATCAGCGGGATGTCTTTCTCCGCCCACTTCGTATGCCGGAACATCGTCGGGTGTCTGCGTGTGATATCGTTCCATGTCCACAGTACCGGACCCAATATCTCCAAGTGCACGTGTCCATGGAGATGAGCCCCGTACGGCAATGGGATCGCCATGCCGTTTTCCTCGCTGATATTCATGTTGAAGTCAAAGTTGCGTCCTATCTGATACTCGGCGCCGATGATCTTGTCTCCGATCTTCGGGTCAAAACCGATCGAGAATGTCTGCGCATAGTATTCGTTCTCCGTACAGCTGTTCTTCTCCTTGTACGCCTGCCAGCTGAAATCCGCCGGCCGGCCGTCGCCCGTCTTGTTTTCAACCAGCACTTTCTTATCCGCTCCTTCTCCGATCGTCAGCATACAGTCTATAACGCCCACCTTGCTCACCTTGTCCGTACCGTCGCCCACCGTCGAATATTTGAACTCATACTGCTGCGGGCCGTCATCCGTCCACGGTCTCCATCCCACGCTGTAGCTTCCGCTTCCTTGCGGGTCGAGATCCTCCGTAACCGCGTCTTTTGCCTGTGCCGCCTTCCACCAGTCAAAGATCACATAGCGGTCACCGTCACGCCCGGGCACCGCCCCGTTGGCCGTAATGCTGTCCTTCTTGGCTCTTACACGGCCAATGGGTTCATCATACACCCATGGGCCCAGCATACCGAGGCCGTACCCTGCCGTATGCAGCACCGGGTTCAGGATCACGCTGCCGCTGATCACCAGATAGTTTTTCATTCCGTCATCAGCCGGACTGTATACACCGCCGTTGGTTCCCCCGTCATATACTGCCACCGGCATGGCCGCACGCACCGTATCCGTCGACGGCTCAGCCATGCTGTCGTCGTCTTTTTCGTTACCGTTCACGCTGATGACGAGGTAGTCGTCCATCGTGATCGAGGATGCCGAAGGCGTGTTGTCCTTGTTGTCCGATTTCAGGGTCACCTTACCCACGCTCACCAGCTGCGCGCCTATCGACCCCGCCAGCTGATTCAGCATCTTTTCCTGATGACTCCCGTCGGCGCAGAACTTCTCCTTCCAATCCACGCCCGCACTGCCAAACGTCCAGCCCGTCGCGCGCTTCACTCTCACGTAGTAGTCGGTCACGCTGCCGTCTTTGCAGGTGCTCGTTCCTGTACTCACAAAGTCCTTGAACCCCATGGCGGCATCATGCCCCTTCCCGTTTGCCACGTACTCCGTCACGTATTTCTGTCTTGCGCTGAAGGCCGGTGTGCTGTCATCGCCCAACGGACTGTCCACCAGCGTGTCAATGAATGTCGGACTCACCTTCAGGCTCAGCAGGTTGAAGGTCTCGCCCACGTCCACCTGCTGTCCGGTGTCGCTCACCGTCCTCTCCGTCAGCGTCACGCTGCCGCCCTCTGCCGCCGATCCCGTACCGTGCAGCAGCGTCCATGTCACGGCGCCTTTCCGCAGCGTCTCCCAACTGTACAGGTAGATATCCGTCCCGTATTGCACAACGTGCAGATCCAAGTACTTCAACACGCTCTCCACCACGTCCTGATACGTCATCACGTCGTCTTCCGTATCCCCGAGAAAAGCCAGGTCATTCACGCTGAGTTCCTCCAGCACATGTGCGGAGCCCTTGCCTCCCGGCAGGCTCTTACTCCCGTCGTACCACAGCTGCCAGTTCTTGCCGCCGCTCGCGTAGTTCAGCGCCTCAGTGATCAGACTCAAAAACGTGTGCGTCGTTGCTCCGGCTTTCGCTGTCGGGTACGCCACGCCGCTGCCCACCTTCCTGAAGTTCGTATATTGCAGCGAAGCGAGCCAGTCCACACAGTTCACCTCAAGGTCATCATAGAGCTCTACAAAGTCCTGCGAGTACGTCCCGGGCTCCAGCCACCCCTCGAACACGCTCCTGCCGTCCTCCTTCACGCTCACGCTTGCCGAGTGCACACCCTTTGCAAACAGCTCCCTCACAAACCGTCTCGTCTCCAGCCTCAGCGTACAAGAGTGGCTCTGCACCACGTCGAGCAGGTCGTTCAGTCCGCACGATGTCGTCACCGTATCATCTTCCGCGAACTGGATGTCTCCGCCGTCTGTGATCTCTATATCTTTCCCGGTGCCCGCTGCCTCCACAGCCACGCTCACCGCCTTTCCTTTCTTGTTTACAAATTCCCCGTATATCTTCATCGTTTCTCTTCCTTTTTCTTGTTTTTCTTTCCCTGCCGCAGCTCATTCGTCCTGTCTTTCTTCTCACCGACCCATCGTCCTGTCTTTCTTCTCACCGCCCCATCGTCCTTTTCTGTTGTTCCGTTCTGTTCGGCGGCTTACAAGCCGCCGCCCGTCGCTCATGCGCGTCAGCCGTCCGGTTTTCCGCGGCTGTGCCGCGGCCCTGCCGTGCCTCTAATTCCCTGCCGTGCCTCTAATTCCCTGCCGTGACCGTATTTCCTTTTCCCATCCCCTCAGCCACGGCCTCAACGATGCTGTGTATCTTTTCCGCGTCCTGTACCCCGTATGTGTTCGCTATCGCCTTTGCCACCGTCAGCGGGTCCACGTCGAGGCTCTTCAGCTGCTGCATCTTCTCGTGCACGGACACCCCCTCGATGACGATCTCTCCGGCGCACATCAGGATGCTCGCTATCGGTACCGTCACAAAGAAGCTCAGGCATGCGTCGATCATCGCCGCAAAGAAATACAGCGTCAGATAGCACTTGTCCTTGCTTACCGTCTTTCTCAGACCGAAGCTCGTCGTCTTGAACTGCCCGATCTTCTTGCTTGCCCTGATACCCCAGTGGAGATCTATCAGCGAAGCGACAACTACTAATATTGCCATGATTGCTATTGCCAGCAGCCATATTCCCACCTTGCGATTGTCACCGTCCAGCATGAAGCTGATAAACATTGTTGTCCCTGTCATTGTCTGTTCTGTTGTTTGTTATTTGTTTCGTTTCCAATAACCCGAGCCGACAACCATAAGCGTCACCACCGCTACTGCTGTCACCGCAAACGAGTAGACATCCTTTCGCATCTTCTCCCATCTCGTTACTTTCTTCTCCACTGGTACCGGTACATAGATGCTGTCCGTCCTCACCGCTGACGCAGAGTCCGCCTTGGCGCTCATCCGCTCACCCTTCTCTCTTACATACCGGACCACCTGTACCGTATGCCAGCGGTCCACTCTTATCGTGTCCCCCGTCTTCTTCACGTCCATGCTGTCATGCCGCCACACATAGTCATGTCTCAGCACGGAATCCCTTACCGTGTCGTGTCTCATTACCACCCGGTTCCGATATTCCGTCCGCACCTTCTCCACCGGCACATACCGTGTCGTCGTGCATCCCGAGAGCATCAGCGCAAACGCCGCCGGCAACGTCAGTTGTACTGTCAGCAATACCCATCCCGCTGTCCGTACCCGCTGCTCGTCTTTCTTCCAACCGTCTCTTCTCTTGTTGTCCATTCCGTTTCCCATTCCGTTTTCCATATCTTTTCTTTATTTGTTTTCTTCCTTCCCGCAGTATTGCGGGAATGAACCTCCCGTTATTTTATCACCCCCTTAGCGCGTCCCAGATATTTCAGCCTGTCTTGCAGTCCGTTCTTGCCGCCGTTTATCCGCTTCGTGATCGCCGTGAGCATATCCTTGTCTGCCATCTCGTTCAGCCCGTTTTTCTTCCACCACCAACATGCGCTCATCGTCGCCCACTGAGGCAGCTCCAGCCAATCCGGATGACCTTCGAAGTCTATCCCCGTGCTCTTGCTGATCTCATGGTAGTTAACCCGCCCCGTGATCTGTATCAGTCCGCGGCCTTTGTATCTGACACCGTCACCCGGCTTCGTATTCCCGAGATCCTTACGCCCCTCATATTCCGTTCCGCCTGCCAGCTCTCTGGTATATCTCAGCTCCCCGCTCTCGTGCGCGATCTGAGCCAGAAAATGGCACACTCTCATTCTGTTGTCAATACCGTATCTCGTCATATACCGGTTCAGATAAGGCAGATACACATCCGCCCTGCTTCTTGCGTTAGGCATAATGCCCAATAGTTGTTCTCTTGTTATCTCCATTGTCGTTTCCTTATTGTTCCTTTGTGGTTTCCTGTTTTACTTTGTTGTTTTACTTTGTGTTTTACCGTTTTGTCGTTCTCCATTGTCGCTCCGTGTTCAACGGTTGGCCCCGTTCTGTTCGACGGTTGGCTCCGTTCTGTTCGGCGGCTTACAAGCCGCCGCCTTTTGTGTGCGTCAGCCGTCCGGTTTGCCGCGGCTGTGCCGCGGCCCTGTCGCCTCACTCCCATCGTTTCCCCGTCTTAGCGTCCACTTTCCTGACATTGCTTGCCGCCAGCACGATATCCCTGCCTTTCAGCTTTCCGTCCACTGTGACCTGCACCCCCGGGCTGCCTATCTGTCCCAGTCCTGCCAAGTTCACCCTCGGCCTCATCGTCTCCCTGGGCATATACAGCCCGTTGGCCAGTGCAAACAGTCTCGCCTGTTGCTGTCTGTTCAGGATCATCTCTCCAGAATTTACGTGCGCCGTCAGCCGGTCACCGAAGTAGCTGTTGCCGCCTACCACACCACCGGTGGCATAGCTGCCTGCCAACCCTTTCACCGAGCTGATCATTGCTGCCAGCTGGGCCAGTCCCGTCGCCGCAAACGCGATCCACGCCCAAGGTCCCAAGCTTGCGCTCTCAGAGGTTGCCGTCGCGTATCCGGCCACCATCGTCGCTATGGCCTGCGCCATCGTACCTGCCACGTTCAGCTCCGGAACGCCTATCGATTCGCCTAACTGGCCCAGTGCCGCCCCCATCTGCCCCACACTGTCCGTCGCGGCCTCCATCTTCGCCTTCTTCTTGTCCACGTCGCTCGTGTCCACCGTAATCTTTATTGGCTTGAAGTTCTTGTCGAGTCCTTGCAGTTCCTTGTTGATGCTGTCTGTCTGCCGCTGAGCCTCGCCCGTGTCGATGATTCCCGCGTCCAAGTCGCTCTGGATCCTCGACGCCCGTTGCTGAGCGTTCGAGTAGCTCTGCCGCTTGTCCGCCAGGCTGCCCTTGACAATCCTTTCCGGCTCCACCTCAGCCTTGATCGTAACCTCCCCTTTCGTCGCAGCGTCGATCTCAGCCTGTATCTTGTCACGCTTAGCCTCAGCCTTCACCATCGCCTCAATCGTAGGAGCGTTCTCCACGTCGCCGTTCGCCTTGTTCAGCTCCTCGTGCAGCGTCTTCAGGTAGCCGTCGGCCGTCTCGTGAGGATTCACCTTCTCGCCCTTATTCGGATCGAAGCTCTCCAGCCTGCCGTATTCGTTCTCAAACTTCAGGTCGTCGGCCGTCTTCTGTGCCTGGTCTCTCAGTTTTCGCAGGCTCTCAATACGCTTCGTATCCCCCGTGTTGCATTTTTCCAGTGCGTTCGTATAGTACTTTGCGTTGTTCTCCCAGTCCTGCACGCTGTTCGGGTTCGCTGTCAGCGTATCGCCCTGTCCTGCGCTGCCGCCCTTGACGCCGTGTCCCGTACGCTGCTGCTTTGCAGCAGCCCCGCCACCGGCGTGGTACTGCCTTCCCTGCCACTTGCTGAGCGCCTTCTGTGCCTTCGTTTCATCCTGCTGTTGCAGCGTCAGCATCTTCTTCGCCTCCTCCCTCAGAGCCTTGGCCCGCGCCCGCTGCAGGTCCGCCCACGGAGTGTGCGCCACCTTGCTGCCGTTGGCCAGTCCGCGCTCCAATTCCGCGCGCTTCTTCTTGTCCTCAGCGCTCAGTCCGGCCTTTCCGCCATTCAGCCCCAGTCTTATGTGTTGCAGGTCAAACTTGTCAAGCACCGCCTTGTTGCCTGCCTTATTCGCCTGGCTCTCCATCTGGAGAGCACGCTGCATATTCTGAGCCGCCACAGCAGCAGCGGCCGCAGCCTCGGCTCTTGCATACAGCGCCTCCTGCACCTTCCCCGTACTCTTCACCAGAAAGTCCTCCGCGTCGCTCACGCCGCCTATCTTCACGCCTAACGCCTGGAAGCTCTCGCTCTGGTCGCTGATGAACGTCAGCCGCTGTTTGTCGCTCGTCAGCTTCTCCCACTTGCCCTGCAGTTCCTTGTATTTAGTGATCAGAGGAGCCAGCGTCGCACTGCGCTGGTCGTCAAGGACCGAGCTCGTCTCCGTGGCCGCGCTGCCTACCTTCTTTAATCCCGCAGCTGCCTTGTCCGTCGAAGAACCGCTGCCGTCGAGAGCGTTCAACAGTTTTTCCACGCCTATCGTCAGCAAGGCAATCACGCCGCCGATCACCGTGGCCGTCATCAAACCACGCAGCGCCGTCTTGAAGGCCGTCGTGCTCACTGCTGCCGCCAGCGCGCTCTTGCCCTCCAACTGCTCTGCCACCGCAAGTTCCACTTGGAAGTTCCGGCAAGCCACCGCCATCGTGCCCACAGCGCCCGTCGTCGCTGTCCATACCCGGTGAGCAGCCGATGACATCGCTGTCACAGAGATCAGGCCCCTCATCGCCGTGCCGATACTCACGATACCCGTCACGGCCATGCCTGCGTTGCCTACGGCCGCGATCATGTTCTGATACTGGCTCAGGAACTGGCCCACCTTCACCTGTAAGCCTCCGAACGTGTTGGCCATCTGCTTCACGTGTCCGGCGTCCGTCTTCGCCATCTCACGGTTCATGCTGCCCACGTTGTCCGTGACAGCCTCAGCCAAAGCTGCCGCCTTCTGACTCTCGTTGCCGTACTTGATCATCTGTTCCTGTGCCGGTGTCAGCGTCACGCCCACACGGCGCAGTGCGCTCGCCTGACCCATGAGCGCCTTGCCCATCAGGTTCGCGATGCCCACGGCGTCCTCACTCGTGGCGCTCAGCCCCTTCTGCTGCACCAACAAGTTGTTCATCGCAGGCAACAGCGTCATCAGCGTGCTGCGTTGGTTCGCGAACGTGGCCAGCTGCTGCAGGCCGCTCCGCTGTACCGTGCCGCCTACCACACCCAATTTCGTCTGAGCCGCCACCAGCTGATTGATAGCTGCCATATCCGCCTGCGTTGCGTCCATGCGCTGCCGCATCACCGTCGTCAGTTTCGTCTGAGCCTCAGCAGCAGCGTTCGCCTTCGCTATGAAGGGCTGCATGGCACCCGCCAGCTGCTGGAAGCCGCCATAGACGTTGCGGACAGCCTGTACGCTCTGGTTAAACCGCAGCAGCGTTTCCGTGCTCTTCTTCGCCTCGCCGCGGATCGCACCCACAGCGGCGCTCAGCTCCTTCACGCTGCTCTTCGCGTTCACGACCATCTCCCTGCCGTCTACGCTCAGGTGTATGTTAAATTTTACGTCCTTGCTCATAATTCACTGCTATATATTTGCGTATTTATATTTTTTCCCCTATTTTTGTAGTACAACAGAAAAACAGAGAACATTATGAAAAAATCCACTTGCAAAAAATACGGTCCTTGGTTTGGAACCGCCGGTTTCCTGCTCATTATCGTAGGATTCATTCTCGCAGGTGCTCTCGCCTTTCATCCGACGTTAGGTCTTTTCGTTATCATGTGGGGCGCCCTGATCCTCGGCATCATTCTCGCCCGTATAGGCTCCGATATGAACTTCCACGCCGAGCCCCCTCTCTTTTAGCCGTCCCGTCCTTCTTATGCGTCAGCCGTCCGGTCCTTATGCGTCAGCCGTCCGGTTTGCCGCGGCTGTGCCGTGGCTCTTCCGCTCTGCTGCGCCTCTTCCGCCTTGCTGTGTCCCTTCCGCCTTGCCGTGTCTCTTCCGCCTTGCCGTGTCCCTTATTCCTTTGGCAAAGCATCCTCCAGTATCCGCCCCAGTTCTCTCTCCACGACAGCCCCTCCTTGTTTCTCCACATCTTTCAGAAAGTCATAGGCCGGCATTCTGCCCATGTAGTCAATCTTCCTCACTCGCCCGCCACCTATGTCTGCATAGTGCGGTCCCTTTCTTGGCAATCGGGTATTTGTACCCTCAGCCGCCCACATAGCAATCGGTTTCTCAAACCCTTTCCGGTTCTTTGTGAATCCCTGCTTGCCGTGAGGCTTCACCGTGACCATGAATCCGCCGCCCCTTGGATAGATCCTCAGTCTCACCGCACGCGCCACCCTCGACGCGTCGTGCAGTCCGCTGCTTCTCACCGCCTGTCTGGCCACATCGCGCACCTCCTTGCCTACCTTTCGGTAAGCGCTTTTCAGCACCTTCTTCAGTTCCCTCGGACTCAATGCCTGCAACAGATCCGAGAAGTCTTTCCCGTCATACGGGTGATTTCCGTCGTATACCTCCATCGTCTGTCTCCTTTCTGCTTTGGTGATTATTACTTCGTCGCTCCGTTCTTCTTTCCTCGTCGCTCCGCCGTCTCTTGTCGCTCCATTCATCCTTCCTCATTGCCCCGTCGACCTTGCTCTCGTCGCTCCGTTCTGTTCGACGGCTTATAAGCCGTCGCAAGTCCGCTCCTCGTGTGCGTCAGCCGTCCGGTCTGCCGCGGCTGTGCCGTGGCCATTATAATTTCTGGCTTCTCATCCTCTCCAACAGCCCTTCCAGTCGTTTCTTGTCTTCTTCCCGGCTCACTTCCGGCGCTCTTTCCGCCTTTCCGTCCCAGGGTAGTGGCATAAACTCTTCGAGCCTCACGTCCTTCTTCATATAAGGCTGCACAGCCATCTTCGCCACCACGCGGGCCTGCTCCCATCCGTCCCTGCTCCGTGTGTCCTCACGCCTGTTCACGTACTCCGCAACCGCTGAAAACTCAGAAGGCGTGAGCCGCACAAAGTCGTCAAGACCCATGCCGCCCACGCCTATCGCCCAACCGAGCAATTCAGTAACGCCCGTTATTTTTTTTTGCCGTCCTCTGCCTCTGCCTCGGATGACTCCGCCGTTGCCGCCACACTGTCAGCCCATTCCGTCATCTCCTCCGGACTCAGAGCGTCCGCGAAGTCCTGCAATTCCATGTCGAAGTCCATACCCTCACGGTTGCACGCACTCTTCACGCAGCACCACAGATACGTCAGCATCTCACTGATGCTGTCCAGCCGTATGTCGTTCGCCTCTACGGACGTTCTGCCCTTGAATCTCAGAGCAGCACCCATCGTAGCGTAGCAGGGATAACAGCGGCCCCCGATCTTGATCGTCAGCTTCGGGTTCTTCTTGACAGACTCATCCGTTGTCTCTTTCTTGTTTTTCTTTTCTTCTTCCATATCCTTGAGTTTTTCTTCTCGCTTTCTTCTTGTTTCTTCTCTTTCCCTTCTTTTTTATACCGGCAAAGCCTCGTTCGCTGTCCCGTTCGGCGGCTTATGGGCCGCCGCCGGTCTCAGCGTCCGTTATCAGGCCTTTCCTGGGTAAACGTCAGGCTCTCCGTCGTTCTCCAGATCGATAGAGTAAGTAGCGTCATCCTGAGCAGGGTTCGTCTCCTCGATCTTCGTAATCACAAACTTGCCCTTCAGCGTCGGTGAGGTATCACCACCACGCGCAAAGCTCTGAACCTCCACGCTCTGACCCTTGCCCCACATGGGTACAATCTGCTCAAAGCCGTTTTCGGTCTCCGAGTAGAAACGCACACCTTCGGCGCTGATGCTGATGCTCAGGCTGACCACTGCCTTTCCCTTCCAAAGGCCACTGCTCTTCGCCTTGATGGCCTCAGGTTTCACTGCGTGCTCCTTGGTATCACTGTTGTACGTCACGCTGTGAGACGAGCAGTGTCCGACACACTTGCCGCCGATACTCAGCAACAGGTCACTACCGTTCTTGTAGCCGGTGGCTCCCGTATTAACACTTCCACTTGTTTCTGGCATAATTTCAAATATTAAAAGTTAAACTCAATTGTCCGTATTCCCTTCTTTCAGCGTCAGCCGTCCGGTGTGCCGCGGCTGTGCCGCAGCCTTCGTGCCGTCCTATATCTTGCACTCGACCGTCAGGTCCTGCCGATAGCAGTCCGCGTCCCAGCTCTCCTCGCAGTCCGTCATCCGGGTGCATCCGACCATCATATCAAAGCCGTCTCTTTCCTTCGTGCATCGGATCGTCGTATGTTCCAGCGCCGCGCGGATCCTCTCCATCAGCTCCACGCCCTGTCCGTAGTCCTTCGTGAACACGCTCACCTCTATCGTGCTGGAGTCAAATGCCGTTGACCCCTTCACATTCTCGCTCCTGATTCCCGTCCGCCGGTATACCACAAACGGCATCTCAGCGTTCTCGTCGCTCACCACCGGGTATATCTTCGTCACGTTCTTTCCCAGTGACTCTTTCAGTACCGAGTACACCGCCAGTCCTGCCGACAAAGAAGTTCTTTTTACGTCTTCCGCCATCTTGTTTTCTTTCTTAGCTCACCAGTTCCCCGATGACCTTCATTTCCCCGCGTTGCCGGTACCGCTCGATGCCCGTGATCCGGTACATCCGCCCGTCCCATTCCATACGGGAATATTCTTTCACACTATCCGTGTACCGCATCGCAAACGTCACCTGACTCTTATACACCGCCTCGCCGTTCTGCACGCCGAACCCGCTGCTGCCATAGCTCACACGCGCATATCGCAGCCCCGTCCTCTTCCATGTCGTCTTGCTCGCGCCGTAGCCGTCCGTCGTCTTTTCCGGGCTCCATATCGTCACCCGTTCATTCATCAGTCCTGCTCTCATAGCTCCCAACTTCTAACTCCTAATTCGTAACTCCTAATTCCTGATTCGTAATTCGTAATTCGTAATTATCTGTATTTCACGTGCCGTCTCACCAAGTGCCAATAGAAAGGATCCGGATGCAGCTGCGTCGGGCTCTCCGTCTCACGGTTCTCGTATGCTGTAGCCGCCAGCATCAGCAGCGCACGCTGTAAGTCGCCGGGAAGTTTCCCGCTTCCCGTTGGGATTGGATCCCCGTGCTGATCAAGAACGTCACTGTCCGTCAGTGTCTCCACGCTTTTCAGCGACTCAACCTGCAAGTCCTTCGCTAAAGCAGCCTCTGCGGTCGCTATGCATTGCTCCAGGTATTCCTCGCTTGCGTCGTCCGCGTCTATCCGGCTGTGCTCCCTCAGAAACGCCGTCGTTATATACTTCCCCATATCCTTTAAGTCTACATCCTTCAAATAAAAAAAAGTGGCCGCAGGACACAGCTGGACTTTCAACTCCCGCTCCGACGCTACGGCCACACAGAAAAAACAAGATTATGTTCAATTAAAGTTGCCTCTAAAGACGCCCATAAAGCCGCTCCGTCCGTTCCTTGGTGCGCTCCGTTCCTTGGTGCGCTCCGTTCTGTTCGGCGGCTTAAAAGCCGCCGCTTCGCCGCTCATGAGCATCAGCCGTCCGGTCTGCCAAGGCGGTGCCGTGGCCAACCTTCCGGCCAATTCCTTACACAGCTGTGTACGTGATCTTACCGAATGCCTCCTGATAAGGAGCGAAGAAGTCCCACTCAGAGTTGATCACGATGCTGATCACGTTTGCGCTCAGCACGTTCACGGATCCCGTGTCGATGCCCATCGTCATGTTGCCGAACTGGCCCACCAGCGCATAACCGAAGTTGCCGTAGTACACGGTGCCCTTGGGCACAAGGCTGCTGGCCACTACGGGCACGCCGTCGATGGTGTTGGTCTGCAAGTCAAGCACAAAGCGGCCGCTGCCCTTGTCCACCGGCGTATTGGCCAGCTGCGCGTAAGCATTCCAGTCCATCAGGAACGCAGGAGCGTTCACCGGCACGTTCGCGGCGTTCACCTTCGAGCGAAGATTCAGGAACAAAGAGCGGTCCAGCGTGGTGATGTCACCCTTAGCCGCAATCGTGTTGTCTGCCGTGATACCTGCAAACGGACTCGTAGGCGCATTGCTGGCCGGACTTGCTGCCACAAACGCCTCGTTCAGTGCCAGCGTATGCTTCACACGCATGGCCTCCGTCACAATACTGGTCACCGCGCCCGCCGTCTGGTTGATGGTGCGGCGGCTGATATCCACACGGATTGGCAGACGGTGCGGTTTGATCGTCTTCACGCCAAACTCGAGCGTCTGGGCCTTCACGGCCTCATTCTCTCCGTACCAGGTCGCCTTCAGACCCTTCACGGTCGGGAAGTTCCACTGGCCGCTGATGCCGCTCTGGATCTTAGCGCCCACCTGGCCGATCACCGTGGCAGGCGTCAGCTCCTTGATATAGTCCTGCACGTAGACAGGAGTGATGGAGACGGCCGATTCAGCGGTCTGAATGGGATCCGTTGTTGTGCCTCCGGCACGCAGCTGAGCGTCAGCGTGGTTATAGTCGAAGCGGAAATTACCTTCAGCGTCGCGAAGATTCAGCAGATCCTCCGGCACGCCGCGGCCGCTTGCGATCGAGCGCATCAGCCGGCCGAAGTTCACATCGGCGTTGTTCTCCTGACGCACCGATGCAGCACGGTTCTGACGCTCCATGCTGCGCTCTATCTCATACTCGCGGCACTCCAGCGCAAGGCGGTCATCCTCGCCGCGCATCTCGTTGAAGTGGCTGCGCTCCTCGTCCGTCATCGGACGGTTCTCTCTTGCCAAACGCCCCTGCAGGTCGCTCATCTCACTGCGGATCTCGCTTCTGCGGGCCGTTGCTTGTCTGTACTCTTCCCTTGTCATTCTATCGTCTATTTATGGTTAATGTTAAAGTTCTATAATCAAAACGTTAATTTCTATTTCCCTCGAAAATTTGGCACCGGCTTTCCGTTTCTCGCCCCTTCTGTCCGCTTCCGTTCTACGTCTTGGTGAGCACCGTTCTGTTCGGCGGCTTACAAGCCGCCGCGTGTCGCTCTCTGTGCGTCAGCCGTCCGGTTTGCCGCGGCTGTGCCGTGGCCCTGTGACCCCGCCGCCCTGTCTCGTCGCCGCGATCCTCTTGCCTTGCCGCTCATTCCCCCTTCTTAGCCTTCTCGATCAGCTCCCAGTCGCGCTTCATTTCCTCGTTTCTTTCCTCCGGTTCCGGCTTGGGTTCCTGCTTTGGCTCTTTCTGTGCCCTTGCGTCCACCTCCGTGTCCGGGTAAGCCGGTCGTGTCACGATGCTCACGTCCATCAGCCCTCTGATGTTGTTGATATGTCTCACCCACACTTCCTTGCCGTCCGCCTTTCCTCTTGTATAGCTCACGTCCTTGTCAGCGTCCAGCCAAAAGGCGAAGCTCATGCCACGGAAGTCACCGCGTTTCGTTCCCTCGTAGGCAATGTCTCCATATACCGTATTTGGAGCCTCTACACTCATTTTCACGCCATGATCGTCACGTTCCAGCCTCAGCGTACCCTTACCGCCCGTGCAGCGTCCTATCATCTGATCATCGTCATGGTTGATGTTGCAGATCACGTCGCTCATCAGCAGATCATCAGACACTGCCCCAGGCTCGATCACCTCGCGCACCCAGCCATGGTCAAAGTCAGGCAAGTCCACACTGCCCATGCCAAATACGATGGGATATCCGGTCAGCGTGCGGGCGTCTCCTTCTGCCCGCAGCTCGCCGGTACTGTTTCTCTTATAAATCGTCTTTCCCATATTCGTTAATGTATTTCCGTCCAAGTCCTTTATATCCTACAATCCCTTGCCGCTCTCGCTTTCGCCACCGTGTCCGTCCCGTTCGTGCTGTCGCCTCTCCTGCCGCTCCGTTCCGTTCCATGGTGCTTCTTTCCCTTGGTGCGTTCCGTTCCATGGTGCGTTCTGTTCCTTGGTGTGCTCCGTTCCGTTCCATGGTGCGTTCTGTTCCTTGGTACGCTCCGTTCTGTTCGGCGGCTTACAAGCCGCCGCGTGTCGCTCTTGCTCGTCAGCCGTCCGGTTTGCCGCGGCTGTGCCGTGGCTCTTCCGCTGTGCCGTGTCCCTAAGCCCTGGCTATGTTCTGTACGCCGCTGCTGAGCATCGGCCACTATTGTTTCTCCATCGCCTTTCCGCCCACGACGATCAGCTTGTCATAACCTTCGAGCGGCTTCTTCCCAAGCCGTTCCCTCGCCTCGTTGGGAGTCAGCACGCCGCTTTGCACGAGATTCTTGATGCTCGTCGCCATCATCGTCGGGTCCGTCTGATAGTAATCGTCGAGATTGAACCGGATTCGCATCCGTTTACGCTGACTGCTCGTCAATAGCTTGCACTCCACCTCGCTCTCTATCTGCCTCAACAGAGGAGCCAGCGTGCTCGTCATGAAGATCGTCTGACTGCTTTCCGTACTCTTGTAGTTCACGTTCGAGTCCTGAAACACCTGCGTAGGCGGCACGCCAAAGAACCGGCAAAGCTCCATGTTCAGGAACTTCATGCTGTCAAGCAGCTGCAAGTCTGCCGGTGTCATACCCGTCGGCACAAACTTCATCGTACCCGGAATATAAGCTAAGTTATACCCGCTCATCAGTTCCGCCCGTATTCTGTTCGTCACGTTTTTCAGCTGGTCGTCGTTCACGCCGCCGCCGAGACCGACCTCCTCGCCGCCCTCGCCCGTGATGAAGCCATGCAGCGTACTACCCGGCTCAAACATCTCGCTCTGCCGCTTGTACGTCTTCATTGCTATCGTCAGCACGCGCGCTGCCAGCTCAGTCACCGGCCGTCCCAGGAACCCGTCCTGCGAGAACCCCTTCAAGTGGATAATCTCGTCCTCCGTGAAGTCCCCGAAGATCCCGTCTTTCTCGTCCGTCACCGTGTACAGCCTGTTCCACTGGTCATAACTCACCGTGCAGTCCATCGGCACGGGCACCAGCTCTGCCAGCAGACCGTCACGGTATACCGGTATCACATAAGCGTCGCCCCTCATCTCCCTCTGGTACACAATATCCCAGATAAAGTCGAAGGCGTTCTGTCTGTGGTTTGGCCGTTCCGACAGCAGTTTGTCGAGGCTGCCGCCCTCGTCGTCCTCCCACCAACGGTGCTCACCGTCCGTCTTGCGCTTATACACATGCAGGCCGAGACTCGCCACGCTGCCGCATTTGATGTCCAGGCACCGCTTCACCACCGCCACGCATACCGACGTAGCAGCGTCCACCCCGTTTGTACCCCATATCCCGTTCGGAATGACCACCGGGTTGAACTCAGAATCCCCGTTATCCGTTTCCGATGTTCTGCCATCAGTCACGTTCTCGCCCATTCCCAGGGCACGTTTCAAGCCTTTTATGAATTCCATCGTCTCTTATTGTTTTTCGTTCATTGCTACAATCCTTCCTCAGCTGTCCATCCGCCACCGTCCTGCCTTCTTCTCTTGCCGCTCCGTTCTGTCCGGCGGCTTACAAGCCGCCGCGTGTCGTTCTTGTGCGTCAGCCGTCCGGTGTGCAGCGGCTGTGCCGCGGCCCTCTTGTCTGTGGTCCCCCTCTCACACCCGTTTCTTCTGCTCGATCCCCATGCCGACCGCCATCACCGCCGTCACGCACCCGTCTATTTTCAGGTTCTCGCTTCGCTTTACCGGCTTTCTGTTCTCCATTCTGTCCACGTCTAAGACAGCGTTGTCGAAGCAGTACGCGTTGATCGGGTTCGGGTCAAACGTCATGCGGTCATTGAGCAGCAGCTCCTCAGTAGCCTCAACGGCCTTTGTAAAGTAATAGTTCGTCTGCTTATACACCTTCATGTACCGCTCGCAGCCCATCGCCGTCATCGTATTCTGGAACGTCTGAGCCCTGTTCGGGTCAAAGCCCACGCCATAGATACGCAGCCAACGCCCCATACCGAAGATGTCCTGCGCGATCCGTTGGTAGTCGACCGTCTCGTCACCGCACACCTTCAGCCACCCCTGGCTCACCCATCGCTGATAAAGCTCATGGTTCGGGTGCGTCTCTAATGTCTTCCTGGGCAGGTAATAATCCGTCTTCACGTGCGCCGTCTTATCGTTGAGGAACATCAGGTAAGTCACAGCGCTGAAGTCGTCCTTCACGCTCAAGTCCACCGCCACCTCCGTGTCCGGCCGTCCTTGCAAAGCCTCAACGTCCACCTTGCGCATGTGGTCCCTCACCTGCTTGCCCGTGATCCACGTCTCCGCCGTTCCCGTCTCGAACACGTTCAGCAGCTTTGTGCGGAAGGCGCGCAGGTCGTCACGGTTCCCCTGCGCCTTCCGCCACATATCCTTGTACCAGTCCTCCTTCACCGTGATGCCCATGTGCGGCTGCACCTTCTCCCATGTCTTCGGGTCGTCCTCCTCATCGTCAGCGTCAGGCATGAACAAATGGGCAAACACTCGGTCATCCTCTTCTTCACCTCTCAGTACACGCTCGCAGTGCTCCAGCATGCCCACGAATGGACCGTTTGTCTTGTCGCTCGCCGTCGTGATCGTCACAACAAGAGGGTTTTCCCTCATACCCATGGATGTCGTCAGCGTGTTGTAGAGGTCGGCCGAGTCCGCCTGACTGTACTCGTCGTTGATCACCACCGACGCATTCAAGCCGTCCAGCGTATCAGCGTTGTTGGCCAGGCACTGCACAAAGCTCTCCCTTGCCGGGTTGTCCTTCCACGTCACCACCTCACGGTTCAGTTTGAAGTGCCCCAGCCCCGGATCCATACCACGCAGCACGCCGCGGATCTCCTTGAAGCAGATCTGAGCCTGCTGATAAGTGTTGGCCGTCGTGTAGCACTGGCTGTTGCGGTCTCCGAAAAGCAAGTCATACACTGCCAATGAAGCCACCTCCGTCGTCTTCGAGAACTTACGCGGCACAAACAGCAGCACGTCATGGAACAGCCGGTGCGTCTCATCCGTGTAGAAGCCCATGATATTCGCAAACTGAAACACCTGGATAGGCGTCATCCTGTAGCTCTGTCTCCCGTTCACCCCCGAGAACCGCAGCTGCTCATAGAAAGCGATGAACTCCTGCGCCTTGTCGATACGGAACGTATACAGCTCCAGCATCTTCAAAAACCGCTCCAGGGCGAGCAGCTCATACATGTTATGCCGTTCCGGATGACCGATAAGTCCGCGGGCGTACTGGCTGAGTCTTCTGTCTATCTGTCCCAGCCGGTACGCCTTCAGGTCCGTCTCGCGCAGCCGTCTCACGCACTCCGCCTTACAGACCCTCGTCTTCTCCTTCTCGTCCTCCGTCATCTCGTCCTCTGTTATCTTTTCCGCCGTCCTGCCTGTTTCCGCCGTCCTTGCTGTCGCTTTTCCTGCCGCTCCGTTGCCCCTTCTTGTTGCTCCGTTCTGTTCGGCGGCTTATAAGCCGCCGCCAACATGTGCGTCAGCCGTCCGGTCTGCCGCGGCTGTGCCGTGGCCCTGATGCTCACTCCGCCTTCTTTGTCTTCTTGGTCATCTTGAATTCCTTCTTCTTCTTCCCTCCGATCACCGCCATCATGCTCATCAGCTTATCGCCTGCCGGGCCTCTTGGGTCCTTTTCCGTAGCCACGAATCCGGCGGGTTTCGCCACTGCGAGCCCCAAGTCCCGCATATACTTTCTGATTTCCTCCGCGATGGGCACAAGCAGACTTGCGGCCGGGCTCACCTTTATTCTGTCCTTCCCCTCCCTGCTTTTGTTGTTGATCTCCAGTCCGTCCGACATCGCCTCATTCACCTGCGCAAACCGTTCTTTCAGTGCCGCAAGGTCCCATATCATAGGCTCCAGCGTCTCCTCATAGAGCCCTCTGCCCACCATGCAGTCCACAAGTTCATCGTGGAAGTCCTGCGCCGTCTTTCCTTTCTTTGTCGCCATTCTCGCCTTCTTTTTCCGTTTTTAGTCCCTATCTGTCATTATCTCACCCGTCAAAGCCTCTCCGTCACCGCTTTTCTCGCTATTCCATCCCTTTCGGCCTTCCGTTCCGTCCTCCCGTCCCTTCTCCCGTTCCTTCTCCCGTCCCGCAGTTCTGTTCGGCGGCTTACAAGCCGCCGTCCGCGTCCGTTTTCTTCACATATCTGAATTTCAGACCGTGGATCCGCCCGTTTCTGCCTATTGCCCCGCTGATATTAGCCGGATTCAGCCCGAAGTGCTCTCCTGCTGCCTTCAGCGACTCGAAACGCTCTCCCGTGTCCACGCATTCCACCGCCTTCAACTTACCTCCTTTTCCCCATTTGCTGTCAGGATCCGCACACATCCTTTTGCACTGATCGCGTCGGGCCTCCGCGATACGGGCACGCGTCTCTGCTGACATCTTCCGGTTCGTGGCATTGTTATGGTGTCCTTTGAGCAGCCGTCCATAGATGTCGCGGCCCGCCGTCGGCCGGTAACTATAGTCAGCCCAGCCCACATACTCATCCTCATAGACCAGCTTCGCGCCGCGGCACAGAAATTTTCCATAACAAGCCGCCGTGACCGACTTCCGGCATACCTCGAAATACGCCATAGCCTCTTTCACTGACTCAAAACGGTGCTTCACCGTTCCGTCGTAGTTCATCCACAGCACCGCGCGCGGCTGATATCCCTGCTTCCCTTTCTCGCCCGAGCGTCCTCCGGATCCCTTGATACCCTTATTCCAGGGTATGTGTCCCTTCTTGATCGTATACGCGTTGCGCGTCCTCACATGCTCGTATCTCATACTCTATCCTTTTTTCTTGTTCTTCTTGTTTTCCTTGTCTTCCTTAGATCCGCCAATCATACCTTTCCCCTCTTTCAGCATCTTCTTGTACTTCTATACCATAGCCTCCGCCTCCTTGACCAGCGCCTTCACCGTCGGGCTCACCCCGCTCATATACTCCTTCACCTCCTTCACGAATCCCTCCACACTCCGGATCACCGCCACACGGGCGCCGGCCTCACCCGCACGGGTGAGGAACAGCTTCTGATCCTCCGACAGCCGTCCCGTCTTCGTCTTCAGCTCCATCGCCAGGTAACAATAGTTGCCCGTTTCGTTAGGCAAGAGCAGCAGCAGATCCGCCACACCCTTGCGTTGTCCCATCGCCTTGCCGATGGCCCCTCTCACACGGCCGCCTGCCATGCCCTCATTCATCGGGTGTACCAGCAGCCCCGTCGCCCACGGGTATTGCAGTTCGAACCACTTCACGCAAGCAATCTGAAGTGCCTGCTCTTCATGTCCCGGATGTTTCCGGGTCTGCGTTTTCTCCTCGCTTCCTTCGTTCATCTTCCGGATATTCTTTATGTCCTTCATATCTTCTGTCTTTTATCATTTAGCCATCCGCCTGCGTCAGCCGTCCGGTTCGGCGGCTTACAAGCCGCCGCCCCCTTGTCAACAGCATCCTTGTTACACCTCAATTGATTAATTTGATTCCATACCGTTCCGCAAACAACTTGACAGCCCATTGCGGTTTCTCGTCACGGAAGAGCGCACCGCCCCTGTTTGGGTCGCTGCTCTTGTAGTTCTCCAGCTCTTCGGAATATTTCCCCGTCAACGCAGCCAAATACGTGTTCGCCTTGCCTGTACCGTATATCCCGAACCGCTTTTGTATGTATGCCAAATCAGCCTTAAGCTTAGGACTGTATGCCAAAGCCTCGTTATTGCCGTGAACGTACACCACCGCCAATATCCTCGCCGCCGTGTCCGTGCTGATCACCGGTATTCCGGACACAAGAGCCGTCCGCAACATATCCCTGTATATGTCAATGCTTGCCATCTTACCGTTTTTTCACCAATTTCTTTTGCGCGTGTTTGCGATACTCGGAATTGAATTCCCGGTCGCATAATATAGTGTCATAAACCTGCTCGTATGTATAAGCAGGGAATACCTCGGCTATCTGAGGTAGAGTATAGTCTTTCTCTATCAACTCCAAGCACTTTGCACGGTCTAAGGAAACAATTTTATAAGGTCCGTCCTTATAGGTCGGCATACGGTTCTTGTCCACTCGTTCCTTGGCCTTTTTGTCTTCATGAGTCTTATATTTCCAAGTTTCCCCATATCCCCACTTATACACCAGCCGGTTCACCGTATTCCTGTCACAGCCTACCACATCTGCAATCTGGCGGGGAGACATCTGCCACGCCACCATCTGACCGACCCTGTCTTTCCACTCGGAGAACTTCATCGCCTCCTCAGAGGTGGCGCTGCCTATGGGACGGCCGAGAAGTATGCCCGTTTTCATGCGCATGCGCAGTCCCTCCTTCGTACGTTGCCTTATCATCTGCCTCTCTATCTCAGCAGACAACCCGAAGGCAAAAGCCAGTACTTTACTCTGAATATCATCACCAAGCGTAAAGTGGTCTTTTACTGTATAGATCACGGCTCCGACCTCCATACAGTGGTGCAGAATGTCCATAACCATATACAGGTCACGCCCCAAGCGGCTGATCTCCGAGCATATAATCACATCCCCCTTCGTTACCTTCGAAAGCAAAGGGCCAAGATTCCGCTTGTCCGGATCCTTTCCACCACTTACGCCCTCGTCAGTGATATATTTTTCGATCACCATCCCCTTCGATTTGGCAAAGCCGTCCACGCCCTGCCTTTGTGAGTTCACGTCCTGCTCGTCCGTACTCACCCTCAGATAACCGTATATCATCTTTTCCTTTCCGTTTATTCTTTCCATTTATTTTTTTCTGTTTATTCTTTCTGCGTCCGCTCCGTTCTGTTGACGGCGGCTTACAAGCCGCCGCCAACATGTGCGTCAGCCGTCCGGTCTGCCACGGCTGTGCCGTGGCCCTCTTGCTTTACCGCCTTTCCGTCGTCTGTCCGTGTCCAATGCTTGGCTCCGTTCTGTTCGGCGGCTTACAAGCCGCCGCTCATTCCTTCTTCCCTTCCTCCTCGTACCACTGTTTGCTATACTCTATCGGCACCAGCGCGTCAAGCTTCACCGGCTGGGCCTTCACGGCCCGCAGCCTCGCGTCCTTGAACTCCCTCAAGGTTACCGCCCATCTGTCGCGGAAATACAGCAGCGCCTTCTTCTTCGCACCACCGATATCATCCAAGCCTCTCAGCGACAGCAGCAGGTTGCCATTCTCCTTCTGAACCTTGTCCAGAAAAGCATCAAAGTACGTCAACTCACCCTTCACCCGGTAATAGCTCTTCCAGTCATCGTCCTCCTCATCGTCATCGTCCTGGTAGAAGTCATCCCATTTCATGCCGCTGTCATCCTCAACGCAGATCCCCTCGATCTTCACGCTGTGCACAAACACATAGCCCGTCAGCCCGCGATACACCGCACCGTACTCCAGCGCCATCTGTATCGCATCCTCCGTACACTTCGCACGCACGCAGTAACGCTTGTCGTCGCCATTGTTATACAGCCCCACCGTGTACACACCCAGTCCCGACATAGGCTCATACTGGAAGTCCGGCAATTCCATGTCGCACACCTTCACGCTCTGGATCTCGCCCGTCTCGATGAAGAACATGATCTTCGACACCGCCGTCTTCGTCAGCTTACCGTCCCACGTGAAGACCACCTCACTGCGTGGCACCTTCACCACCTCTCCGGCGTCCTCGTCCGTGAACTCCTCCGTCCACGTCTTCTTCGGACATTCGGCCAGATACTTCCCGACCATCTCCTTCGGATCCGACGTCTCCGTCACCTTGATGTCCTTCACTCGCATGTACCGCTTCGTAGCGTTCTCGCCCGAAGCCTTCTTGTTTTCCTCTTCCATCTTGTTTTTTCTTTAACCTCACCGGGCACCATGCCCGATGTTATCGCCACTGGGAGAGGACTCGAACCCCTTTGCACTGACACCGACTGTCTTCCCGGTGAAAACCGGCCTGTACTCACGCACCGGCCGGGTAACAAAAGTAACTTTATTAACTATAATGTTTAACTATGCGTATGAAAAAAAAGCATGTGCAGCCTATGGGATTCGAACCCATCTCACCTGCTCCCTCAGCAGCAAATATGATTTGCCGGCAGGTCGGCTCCAGCTCGTAGGCCGCATGGCCATGACTATGCTCACGCACCGTCATGGATCAAAAACTAACTAACCTTATAACAATCGAAAAACATTTATGTGGAGAAATCAATATCTTCTAAAATCCCAAGACTATGCTCACGCACCGTCATGGAAAACCTACCTATTGAAAAAATGAATAAAGTTAGGCTCATACTTGAGCCCGGAAAAAATAATTTACTAATCTCCTAAACATAAAAAATAACTATCGAACATTCAAAATCGTAACATTACACTTGTCGTCATACATATCAATTTCAAAACGCCCGTATTCGCCTACCGGAAGCCTTAGCAGGGAACGATAGCACATACCCTACCCGTCTACAGCTCAACGTAGGGGCCAAACGGAGTCGAAACACCCGATACCTGCACATAGACAGTCTCCCGATATCTGTCATGGGCAAATACTTTCTTCTACGTAGCCGGGACGATCCCTCGTCCCGATCCTCAAACAGTTTCTTCACTATAGCCCGAACGCCCGCAAAAACGTCACCACGTCCGAGTCCATCTCACGCATCTCACCCCGGAAACGGCGCCTGAGCTTCATCTCCTTGTGCGCCCTCAGGTGGCACTCATGGCACAGCGCCTCCAAATTCTCAGGATCGTACGCCAGTCTCAGCATCTCACCCTCATCGTGTCCCGTGCCGATCGGCCGCCGATGGTGCACCTCCGTAGCCCGGCTGTCCAGTATTCCCCTTTTCTCGCATTCCTCACACATCGGGTGCCTGGCAATGTACTTATCACGCAGCTCATGCCATTTCTTCCCCCTGATGATATGCTTATACAGCTTCTGTCCCTTCCGTCTGTCCTTCATCGTGCCTCCGTCTCTTGTTTTTGTCCTTCATCGTACCTTCATCTCTTGTTTTTGTCCATCATCGTGCCTCCGTCTCTTGCTTTTTCACCATCCTTGTCGCTCATGGGCGCCGTCTATCCGGTCATTTGCGCGTCAGCCGTTCAGTTTGCCACGGCTGTGCCGTGGTCCCATGCCGTCATCGTCTCTCTCTGACATTCCCTGACCACTCCCTCTCCTTTCCGTCCTGCTCGCATTCCGCAAAGAATTCGCGAATCTCCAAATCCATGTCCACAAAGCTCTCATTTCCGCCATTCCGCAGCACATCACCGCCATTCCGCAGCGCATTCCCGGTCACCGACTTCACCAGCCTCTCAGCCATTCCCCCGTCCATCAGCACCAACAGACTGCTCAGCGACGAGAATATTAACCCACGCAGCACGTCGCTCATCGTGCTCCCGCTGCCATGCACCACGTTACCCCGCTTCGCCAGCCGCATCACCAGCTCGAACTCCCCCTCCGTGAGTCTCACCGTCACCCGCCTGTTCCGGTAGCCGCTCCGTCCGCCGCTCGTGTTGCCGCTCCGTCCGTTCATCCCGCAGCTGCTTCCGTCGCTGCTCCGTCGTTTCGTCCCGTCGATGTTCCGTCCGCTGCTCGCACCTTCCGTCGTCTTACTCTTCGTTTCTTGTTTCTTCATCACTGCCTGTTTCTTTGTTGCTGTCTGTTCCTTCGTTGCTTGTTTTTCTCGTCATTCATCGCCACGCCGGGTTGTCTCTCTGAAAGCCCGCCGGATCGCTCCTCTGTCACCCCTCCCGGTCATCCTCCCGGTCATCCTCCAGGTTATCTTCCAGACCGTCCGCTTGGCCGTCCGCATGACCGCCCGCATGACCACCCGTCCGGCCATCCTCCGGCTACCCCAAAATGGGGGTCGTTTTTTCGCTTTCGTGTGTCCCCATGAGTGCTGGGTGGGTTTCGGGATGGGGCAGGGGCGTTTTTTATTCGCTGCCCCCCTGCCTCAGCAAGGCCTTGACCCTGTAAATCTCGTTATCGACCGCGTGCTCAAGCCGCTTAGCCTCAACAAGCGTCAGTTTGTGACGCGTCTCGAAATACTCTCTCTGCTTGTCCCGCATCTTAGCGACGAGGGCAAAAAATTCTTCTGCTTTCATGCTTTGTTTGGTTGGTTGATGATGTTGTCCTCACACGGTGCCGCGCTGATATGCGTGACATACCGCCTCAGCTTCGTGCACCAGCGTCCGTTGATGCAGTTGCGTCCGCTCGCACAGTCACGGCACGCCAACGGTACTTGCAGCTGCTTCATGCCTCATCCGTGCTTGTTTCTGCCTCTTGTACTCAGCGAACGGTATCGCATTGGCCCGATCGCGCTGATCCTTCTGCTCACGCTGTATACGCTCACGCTCCCTCTGTTCGGCGGCGGCGATGTCTGACTGCTCTGTTTGCCCTTGACGCGCCGCTCGGTCCCGTCCGATCTCGCGGATCTTGCGCAGCCAGCTGTTGAAGTGCGCCTTGGCATCCTCCAGCGTGCGTGGCTTGTCCTTGCCGTTGGCCACGCACTCGGCCTTGAAGCGCGGCAGCAGCCTCACCATGTCGGCCTTGGTCATGCGGTGCAGTGCTTGCAGGTTGTCAAGCCACACGTCCGACCTCGCAAGCGCTTCAACGCTTTGGTCCAGACTGAGCAGCTCTTGCTCTGGAGGCGGCGGCGGTGTCTCACGCGCACGCATGTGCGCATCTCCTCCTCCTCCTCCTTTATCCTTCTCCATATCCATATCCTTTATCGTTTTGTTTTTTTGCAAAAGCAAATCGGACTCTGCTTTTGTTTTGCTTTTGTTCTGCTTTTGTTCTGCTATTGTTTTGCTTTGCTCGATCGTTTCTGTCTGCTTTTGATTTGCTTCTTCTTCCTCTTGCGATGGTGCTTTTGTTTGCTCGTCAACATCAGATTTAGCAGCATTCTTGTTACCGCCATTGCGCATCGTGCCCTTGCCATTCTTGCCACCCTGCTGTCCGGCCATAGCCTTGTTACGTGTGATGGCAATGTTGGGAGCCAGCAAGTCCCAGGCCATCAGCATACCCTCGTCGAAGCCCAAAGCCTCAACATCCGGCTCGTTGCCATACAAAATGTATTCGCTGATGGCAAACATCATCTTACCGTAACGGCTGTAGTCGCTGTCTCTCACAAGTCTCTTCAGTGCCTTGTGGTAACTCTCCATAAGCACATAGTGTTTCAATCCGTTCTCACTGTCTTCCATATTGCTTAGGTATTTAGTTGTTGCAAATTTCTTTCGCCTTGACAATGCAGATGGCCTTCTTTATCTCCGCCAAGGAGAAATACAATGCGCAGTTCTGCGTCTCTCCCGACTTCACCGGATGCAGCAGCCCCGCCTCCGTCCACTTGGAGAGCATCACCTTTTTGTAGCCTCTTGACTCCAGGAAGCGCTCAGCCTGCGACTTCTTCACTTTGTCCCGGCTCGGATCCACGCCTTTCATGTACTCCTGCACGCCGGCATCTACGGCATGGCTGATCAGCCACGTCAGGTCTTGCATGTTGATGTTCATCATGGTCTTTCTCCTTTCTTGAAGCAGGCTATCCGCACCTCCTTGGTCAGCTGGTCTTCGCTCACCGTATACTTGTGGTAGCCCACCGCCCTGTTCAGCATGCCGCCCCGTGTCCTCAGGGAGTTCAGGTTATACGCGCCCGGAGCGAGGAACTTAATTTCTCCCTCGGCCACGCTGCGGAACAAGGGTGTAAGTTTGTCTTTCTTCATATCTTCATCGTTTACGCCAGAGCCTCAGCTATCGCCAGTACCGCGAACAACACCACAGGCGCCAACAG